TACCTTTTTGAAAAGCAAATTTACCTAATGATTTAAGTTGATCTGCTCTATAAGTTATACCAACTTTTAAATCATCTTTTAATGTTTCAGTCTTTTTAGTTTTTTTAAGTGCTTTATCTTTTTTCTCTGCTGCTTTTTTTAAATCAGCATCTAAAATTTCTTTAGCATCTTTTTTCTTTTTATTAGAACCATTAGTGCCTGCATCAACTTCAGGTATAAAATTACTTTTAGGTCCTAATCCGTTTTCTTCCATTAATAATCCTTTTCATCAGCCATTCTAAATACAGCATCATCTACATGCTTAGATCCTGGCTCACTTGGATAGTCAGCATTTTTTAAGTAAATATCAGCCTCACCTTTACCAGGTGCTTCTTTTGCAAAATCAATATTAGTATGCTCTCTGTTAGGCTGTTTGCCATCAGGTGCATCACTAAACTGACCTTGTTTTACTTTTGCTTTAGGGTCAAATGTGTTCATTGTTGTCTCCTATATTTTTATCTTCTTAATCTTTAATATGTTTTTAGTTGGTATAGTCGTGTGACCACCACCTTGTTTTATTTCATTGTTTGATTCAAAATTAAAATCAGACATTAAAATTGTAACTTTATCGTCTTGTTTCATTAACCATCCAACTGTGCAACAAATAGCTGTAGTTGATTTTTTTATATCTGGTATATCAAGCCAAATCGAATCAGCAACAATATCTTCCCACCAAGCGATTACTAAATCGTATGGAAAAATTTTTTTATTTATTTCTGGTAGTTTTCTTTTTGACACCCTTTAATTTACCAGAATTTTCCATAGCATAAAATACGGCTTCACCTTTTTTCTTGCCATATTGTTTTACCATAGATTTTTTAATTTTTTTACCTTTTTTATTTAGTGGCATTAATATCCAAATTGTGAATCTGAGGGATTAAATTCTTCTGTAAATCTTTGATTAAATCTACTTGCATAACTAGGATGTGTTGGTCTACTCATACATCCATAACGTAATGCATCGTAAGCATGATCTTCTGCATGTGTATCTACATCCTCAGGATTATTTTTATCTGTGGGTAGTGTAGATAAAGTTCTAATTAAATTATGACAACTTTTAAATATTCTAATACCTGGTTCATCGTCATTTACTTTTAATCTTTTGTGAATCTCTAACTTACCATTAATTCTGCTTTTAGGTGATCTATCTGATGGTCTCCATCTACATCCTTGTTGTATCATTGTCTCTGCAATACTAGGACCTACATCACCTCTCTTTGCCCATGTACTAACATCTAATACACCATAACGAATATATTCACCACGTTCTAATTGTAATACTTGTCTTGCGAAATAATCTGCCGTAACTTTGGAAGTATATAGTTCTCTATAAACCCAGAGATTATTATTATAATCCACAGCGATCCATAAAACACAAGCAGGAGAAGAATAGCCCCAGTCAGCAGCACGAAACTTATACCATCCATTAGGTATCTCAAAATTTTCAACAACATGACTTGCTCTACTAAATTCTGGAAATGCTGAATCTTCATATGCATCCCAGTCTCCATCTAAAAATTGTTTACGTTGTACTTCAGGTAAAGATGCAAGCATGATATAGTAATCATCAGTTTGCATTAGATACGGGTTATCTTGTAACTTAGCTGGTATAAATCTTCTAGTAATATACTTTTTACCAACGGGTGTATCTATCCCTACGTCAAACGCTGTATTTGGTTCAGCTGGTTCTACGAACATTTCTCGTACCCATTGTGAACCTACATTGCCTGGATTACCTGTTGCTCTCATATAGACAGGTATATCTTTATCAACGGATCTTAAAGAAGATCTTAAAAAATTATATATATCTGGCGAAGGATATTGTGGAAGTTCGTCTATTCCTATCCATGTGTATGATTGACCTTGGTAACGTAAAACGTCTGTCATGTTCTCTGCGTAACCAAACTCTATCTTTGCTCCCGATGGGAATCGCCATTCTTTTTCTTGTTCTCTCCATTTTGCACCTGGATATGCCTTAGAGTATAATAGCTGAGACTTCTGTATTAAGTCTCTTAACTCTGGCATTGTCCTCCTTACTAAGAGTGCCCTGTGCTGAGCTTTAGAGCAATAACGAAGCGGGTCTACTAGCATCGCATATGATTTACCACCGCCTCTAGCTCCACCATAAAATACTTCTCTTTCAGAAGCTGCAAGGAATTCCATCTGTGGACCTTCATTAGGTTTAAAGATTACTTCCTGCTGATTTATATGCTCCTTAACTGTATCTGGAGCACTCTCGATTATATCCTCTGTAAGTAGTTGTGTCTCTTTACCTGTTAATGCTTTATCAATAGTTAACAGTTTATTCTTAGTATTTTCTGCGTGACGTTTAGCAGAACGTAGAGATTGTTCTGCCTTTGCAACTTTCTTACGAGTGCGAGCTAATATCTGTTTAACTGACTTCTTGGCTTTCTGTCGTATTACTTTCTTCGGCTTCGGTGGTGCTACTTCGTTCAAGTCTTTTTTTAAGTCCGACATGTGATATGTATCTTCCTGTTTTTCTGTGTAGCCATTGGGCAGTCTCTCTTAGAGAACAAGTCTTTGAATATTCTCTTGCTTGTCTAAGAGCATCTAATTCTTCTTTGATTGGTTCTAAATAATCTGGATCTTCAGATTGTTTAAATCCAAAAGGAATAGTTCTAGCTTTCCTTTTTATCTTTATTGATTCCATCTTTTGCTGGTAATATAAATACTCCATGAATTGCTTTCATATTTATATCTAATTGATCTTTCTTTGTTATGCCCACTCTATCTAACACTGAGTTCGCAGCTGCTAGACGAATGTTAGAGTGTGGTGTGGTCCCGTCTTCGTCTAGTAGGTCTGTTAACCGAGTAGCTGCTTTGGCAGAGTGTGTAGATAAGTGAGTCTCTGCAAGTTCTGTAATTTCTCTTTTTAAGTTTCTTATAACTTTAGGATAGCTATGCTCAGAGTATCCAGCTATTCTTGCTGCTTCTCTAGGATTTCCTTTTGCTTCTCCGAACAATACGTCTAGAAACTTCTCTTGCATATCTGTCAAGTTTCTTTTTTGAGTCTTTGTTATAGAAGAATCCATGTTTTGCATTAACTATCTCCATTAATTCTTTAAATGGCATCTGTTTAACCAATGAATATATCCTCACCATCAGCTTGTACCATTCTTTCTGTTGGTTCTCTCATTACACCTGGTTTAATTTGTGGCATTACACGTTTAAAATCAGACTCTACATCTGATTTAGGCATAAATTCTCTTTCATCTATACCACGATTTATATTTTGCTGCATTTTATCTAGCAAATTTTCTGATTCTGGTCTAGATTGTACTCTATCTTGGCCCATAGGTGCTAAAGCAACCATATTACCATCATTTGCCACAGGCATATCTGCACCTTTGTTTAGTTTTTCAAACAAATTACCAGATAAATCTCTAAATTCTGCCATAGAACTATCTGCAGACTTTTTTTGGACAGGGAATACACCTTGTCCAGTCTTTAAATAGCTAGGAATGTTTGCTTCAAATTTCATAATTGTTATATTTTATATAATATTCGTGATGACCCTTGTGTTAACTTGTATGTTATGTGTGTATGTGTGTCCGTTGAATAATATATAAATATATTATAGTCATGAATATCAATTTTGTCAAGTTTTATTTTTAAAAAATATAGTCTGCGACACTATGGCAATAGACAAAATTGGATATAGGGTGTATAATGTTCATAGAACCCATCCAGGGGGGCTATATATCTATACCCAGGGTAAATATACAACTCCCCCCTAGGGTATTCCTGGGAATATGGTCGGAATATTTAAGCTAAAATATGGCCCGCAATATGGTTTACATGGGTTTTGGGGATTTTCTGGCTTCCGTATATATAGTATATAGGATACCCCCCCTGGCACACGCATAGGGTGTGACCTAGAAAATTTTTTGGTATATACTTTGGGATATATGTACCCCGTAGGGGTTCCTTATATTCCCGTTAGGGAATGTCGAGGGAAATTTCAGGGCTTGTCCCTGTAAATTTCCCGAGATAATTTTTTGATTACCACCTGAAAAACTCAGGGGTAGTACCAAGTTTTG